CTTCTGAGGGCCTCGTGGCCCACATGGCTAATCTACTGTCAATCGGGACTATGGTGGTGCAATGCGCCAAGATCGCGGCGGGTACGATCATATGAATGATACGACCCTATTCCGTGTTCTAGATGTGATTCTACGAATAGTAGAGCTCATCTTAGCGCGGCACAATGTTGAGGCGAGTTGATTGGGTAAGAGCTAGGATGGAGACGGATAGAAATGTCCGACACCGTAAAGCCTAACACACTTACCATGTGGTCCTACTTTAAGGCGATCCTTATTGATGCCTTGAAAGAATACCACTCCGATTTTCTTGCTGATGATCTCTCTTATGCCACAACTCGTTTTGAAAACGAGGGTGATGCATTCCTGTTCATTGCCGTCCCAATGATGGGTAAGGCAATCGATCGGGCGCTAATCACCGGTGAGCGGTTTTCCGCTCCGCGTGGCTGGAGGATCTCGAGTAAGAACTGTTTTCCAATCTTCCTTAACATCCTTTTTAGTAGGGTGTTTGAGCAGGATGGATATCCCCGTCATGGGGACGGCAGAGCCTGCTTCTTGCTAAGGCAGGTCTTTTTGCTGACGGCAAAGGTGCGATCGGACGACAAAGGAACGGTAGATGATGTGGCCATGAAGGTTATAAAACCCTTCTTTTTACGAACAACCCGCACGCCTGCGCTTGATTTTTCAAGCCCTGCGTTGAAGCGAGCCCGTAACTGGCTTCATATCTACTTTTCCGATGCGTACGCTTCTGATGGTATTAACGCACTTCGGGGTTTCCAAAGGAGACCCTGGGGGCGCCACGGCCCAGGAGCTGTAGCGGATTCTTCCGTCGGTAGAGAGAAGTGGAAATTTAGGACATGGCCGGGATTCCCAAACAATATGTGGGAAAGTTCCGGCATGTGCCTATTACCTTCACGCTCTAGTAGACAGCCGTCTGCTAGGGTGACTTTGGTGCCCAAAGACTTTAGAGGTCCAAGGGTTATCTGTATTGAACCCAAGGAGAACCAATGGGCCCAGCAAGGGCTTATGGACCTCCTATATAGGGTAATACAGCGCCATCCTCTATCTCGACGATTCATCTCATTCCAGGATGTTGAACCCTCTAGACAACTGTGCTACGACACAAATGTAGCAACGATTGATCTAAAAGATGCTAGCGATTTGCTATCGCTAGCTTTGGTTCGCTTCCTGGTTCCGAGGTGGGTTTTCTCCTTGCTGACGCGCTATCGTACCCGATACATCACATGGAATGGATGTACTTGGCGTTCGCGAACCTTCGCGACGATGGGTAGTGCGTTGTGCTTTCCTGTCGAAACGCTGGTGTTCCTGGCGCTTGCCTTGGCGGCAAGTCCAGGTATCCAATATAGCGGAAGAGTCCGCGTATTCGGAGATGACATCATCGTTCCCGATGTCAGCGCCACTGCAGTGTGCAGTGTGCTTGGAGAGGCTGGTTTAATTGTTAATTGCGAGAAAACATGCGTAACGAATCTTACAAAGGAATCGTGTGGCATGTGGGTCTACAATGGTGTAGACTGTACCGCAATCTCGATTAAATCACCTGGCATTAGTTCACATCGCGAATGGCTAGCTCACTTAGATTATCTAAGACTAAGTGACAGCAGGGGTTTACCAAACCTTACTGCGGCCATCCGTGCAGAGGCGTGCAGGTGGCTCGAACCTAGTCGTCTGAGAAGACGCTGGAGTAAGAGTCTGCAGCGCGTTGAAGTGCGGGTTCCGGCTTTGCGACCCGGAAAGCGTGAGGATCTCGGCTGCGGGGAAAGGCTCCATGCCTTTTTTGTGCAGGCCGATCAGCAACCGTCACGTAACGGTCGATCCGAGAGGATCAAATACGTGTGGGATGACGAG